AAGTGACTATTAAACTCTTCCTATTGAAGTGACAGCTGCTTGCAATTTTTTAATCTTTTTTTAAGTCTACGTAGAGATCTATTTTTCTATCTAAAGCCCTAACAGTTCTTCCTATTTGCACTATGTCATCCCACATATTATGCTGATGTTTATAAAGACTGCTGTAATTACTTTCTTGATTTTTACCTATCTCCATTAGTAGAATAAAATTCATCACTAATGATATACATGTTATTATTAATATTGCTATAATCATTTCTTTTTGTTTTAAGTGAATAAAATAAACAAGGTGCGCTAGATGTCTTAGTAGGCTTTATTCACGCGATGATGACACCATACCTTGTTAGTCTGCTTAACATCACTGACTTTACAGTGCCCAACATAATCCTATTAGAGGTTGGCTTTTAAAATATATTTAGTATTGCTTTGATAATATACAGGTCATTCGCAATCAGTACAGCACTGAGTAAATAAATACTCAGTACTATACATTCTAACCTGTGTTCTTTCCTAAACATACTTGTATTTTTCTTTAGGATCCATAGCAAGATAAAATATACCTAATACTAAAGCTAGAACTAAATAAACAGCTGACATCATAGTCAATGCATTTGCATTAGCACTTGTTAGTGCATCATATGCTGAATACAATGATATTCCTGTTGCTGTAAAAGCTAGTAAACTAAGACATCCAACAAATTTAGCCATAAATGTCTTTTTTTTCTTATATAAATCTTTCTTTACTACTTTTTCTTTAATAGTAGTTCTTGTTTGTAATTCTATTACAAAGCATAAGATTAACAGTTGATACTGACGAGTTCTTATTTCTGATTTACCCCAAGAATCGTAACCTACTGCAAGGCCGATTACTTTTTCAAATTGTAAATCTAAATTGATTCTTTTGTCTAATAATTGCATGATTTTATGGTATTAGTTTATAAATAAATAAAAGCAGTTTGTCTACATGCTTAGGTATACGACGAATATCACGTCTTTTCTTTTGGTGGCAGTAATAGGATTCGAACCTATACATTCCAGGGCCATCATAAGAGCTATCATTCCTATGTGGTACTGCCATATTACTCTTAGCAATCACAATAGTGATCGCCAGAATGTTCATTTAAACAATTTTCATAGCCAAGATTATGTATAAAATTATACAATTGAGGTTCATTAAGTCTTAATTGTTGGGCTAATGCCATCATAAGATCTTGAACTTTGTCTATATTGTTTAAACTTTCAGGAGTAACTTCTAATTCTATTTCAATTTTCATAATAAAAAATTTAATGGTTAATAATAATTTGTTTTTGTACACCATTATAGAATTAATAAAAAGAGCTGAGAGCTTGACTCTTTACGTACAGATTAATTAGGATTTCTCCAACTATCTCACATAGACTATTTCTAATCTATACTGTACATGTTCACGAATTAAGATGTTCGCCATCACTACTTGTTGTGGTCATAAGTTCATATTCATACCGCATGCCTTACGAGCCTAAGAGGGTGTCCCCTCACTACAGATACTACTAAATCCCTTCAGAGCAAGCCTTGCGAGCTATCTCTGTCCCCATATTACAGAGGAATAAGAACATTGTTGCCTTTAATGGGCTCACAACAGTCTCAGAGTTAATTTTGCTTTTAATTAATTAATTCTTGGTTTTAATTTTTTGCCAATCCAATGGCTTTAAAAACGGTTCAGGTAATTGACAGAAGACACTCAGAGTTTATATGTCCATGCTTCCTTTTGGGAAGTTTAGGTCATTACTCCTATCTGCTTTTGCTTGTCACGGCTACTAACTAAATCATTATTTATGCGAACACGTAATTTCTTACAGCATTCTAAACAAATCATCTAATATCAGCTCTAAGTGCGACAACACTATAGTACCAATACTTATCACAATTCTTATTGCCTTTTAAGCTCAAGAGCACGCCTGTCGTACTCTCTATATAACTCACGCACCCGAAGGGATTTGACGTTGCCATTATATAGATATTGTAATACCTTTCTGTGAAATACGTACAACCGAAGTTGTAAATATCCCCAATGAGTTCCAAGTCATTTGGGTTTATACCATTACTGGTTTATCCTATGCTCCGAAGGCGAGCTAATACATTCTATAGACACTAATACTCAGTCAAGCTGAGATATAAGCCACGGTATGTATCAAACGTTATATGGATTCTCACCATATTATGACTCACGGGTACTTGATAAAGAATGAATTCTATGTATCTTCTTTCAATCAAGGTAGAGACTTATGCGCAACTCTGTCCCCGTGGCCTATAAACTAGTGATCAGTTAATTTATAGGACTTTTTAATATTTTAAAAAAGAGAGGCGCAAGCCTATTAGGAGCTACCTAATCGACTGTAACCTAGGATAGCCTCTCTTTATGCTTTTTCTTGCGATAGTACTTAGACTTATCACGATGGATCTGCTTTTTACAAGCTTCCTGAATTTCTTGTTGTGTTACTACGATTTTTTTCATAATAATGTAAATTTAGCTATAAACTGTGCAACCTATGTGCACACAATTAATTCTCTTACAAGGTTGCAACCCTTGATCACATAACCCTTAGTTTTCAGGTAGAATTATACCGACATTGATATAATTATCTTAATAACTTTACTGCAATTGGATAAGAGAATAAAGAAAGTCAGAGTCAACAGAATCGTATTCGGGTAACTTAAATCAAACATAACATACTGCAGATACATTATGCTATTCATCAAGGAATGGTGACCATTCATAACTTTCAACCCATCAACTCTTTATTATATAAAACAATAAAGAGGCTAGACTGCCTCTTGCCCTCTGACTTAATATTATAAAGGCAATTATCAAGATTTACACCACTATTAACTTACGCTATCTAGTTTTATATTCTAGATATTAAAATAGCCTATGATTGCTTATCTTAGAAGCCGAAGCAACTAAAACAATTACAAATGATTAAGGTTGCAATGACATATTGCCTTTATAAAAAATTAAGCCATAACAATTAAATGCTACGACTTATCAATGCTTTAAGCATTAGGATTCACGATGGAATCTAGCGTGGTCAACACGCCATCAATAATTACGAAAGTATTCATGATTATTCATTAAAGTGCACAGAAAAGAAACCTGCATCACGGAGCAGGAGCCGACCTTTTTAGTAGGATTTACGTAACGCTTTGTATATAATGCTAGCTTGTACGTCCACAGCGCTATCACCTGCGTGGAGGTTTACTATATTATATACACGAGCACGTCTCGAAGGCCGAAGGCCTGCTCGTTAGAGCAAGTCCTTCACAGCAACCCACGTGCTCGCGCCTACTGTTAACTTCGTGCGAGCCTCGCCATCGTTGTTAGTAGTGTGACACACGCTGAACTTCTTGAGCTCCTCATTAGAGAGAACTTGTCCTGCCTCAAACTGCTCGGCAGTAGATTTAGACATGTAGATGTTCTCGCTCTTGTTAGCACCGTCAATGATGCGAATCATTGTGATGAACTTGTAGCCGTTCTCGTTAGCACGTACTGTAGGTACGATGTCAGTAATTTTTTCGTCTGTGCAAAATTTTGCAATGTTAATGTATTCCATTTTCGTATGATTTTCGTTAGGTAGGGTCTACGTTGACCCACCCAAAGTATAGGGCGGGTCGTTGTCTTTGTTACTTCTCACTCAATCGAAATCTTATGCACGCATATAAAAAATATATATGGGGGGTATATTTACTAATTAAAAAAAGAAGATACTAAATAAGAATAAGTGTAAAAAATAAAATATCAGGCTATAGACTAGACTACTATTGACATACAGTCAAAATACACTGGTACTAAAAATAGTACCTATAATGCCTTTTAGGTACTAAAAATAGTACTTATGCATTAGTTATTGTAACATAATTATAATATCTTTGTACTATGGGAAACCGAATAATTAAGAAGCGCAGTACTAAAAAGCAACAGTTTGATGTAGGCAAATATGTAAATACTGAAACAGGAGAAATGCTGGCATCTGAGTTAGGCAAAGATAAGATGTCTGTAAATATAACAGAAGAAGGAGAGTGTGTTATCATTACTTCTGACGATTATATAGTTCTCGATTCTAAAACAGTTAAGTATCTGTCAACTGAATTGTCTAGAACTGAAATAAATTCTATGATTATGATGGCAACTGATTTGAAAACACCACTTAATATCGTGTACAACGGACCACAACCTCACACTAATCAATCATTACAAAAATTTTTAGGCTATAGTTCTAAGGCAATGTTTTTAAAATTACTTAGTAAGCTTATGAAAGTAGGAGTTATCTACCAACTTAAAGGTAGAATAAGAGATGAGGTTAGAGTAATCTATATGTTAAACCCATTTATCGCACGTAAACGTAAAACCATAGACAAAGAAGTATTTAACGTATTTCATCCTTTTGTATAAATATTATAATAATTAAATAATTATTGCTAGTTGTTATAATATTATTATATTTGCCATAATATGATATGTGTTTCACTAGATACTAATGATAGCATTCTTTTAAAATCAAAAGATAAAAGCTTTCATGCGTTGTTTTATATTATAAGACAAATACCTGATACTACAAACGTGTGGTATAGCGATAAGATAAATAAACAAATGGTCTGTAATGAGTTGTCTGTGTCTGGTCCTGCACTGGAAAAGATGTTGAGCTCATTGCGCGAGCGAGAGCTGCTTGTTAAAGTATCACGAGGTAAATACAAATTATCAGAATTACTACTAGAGGATTACTGATGGAGATTGGAGAATTAGAATCAGATGATCTTGGAGAGATTATAGAAAAGTCTAGGGTCTTAGAAAAAAGATTTAAAAAATATTGCAGACAGCACAATAAAGTTTTTAAATCTACAATGTTCTTAGGCCCTGACAAAATTATTTTAAAATGTTATTTAACAGATGAAGACAGCAGAACGATTAGCAATAGCTAAAGAACTATTAGCCACAGCGTTTGTGGTAGCCTCAGAAAAATCAACAGCAGAAGGACTCACTTTTAAATATAAATCCTATCCTGAAGAGATTCAAGAAGATAAGTTTATACTTAAAGCGTGGCATGTAGATATTATAGTTGCAGAACTAGGACATGGTGAAAAAGTTATTCAGCAGTTTAGATTACCTAGACCTAATAATATTGATGCTAAAAAAATGGAATACCATGCTATCATAGAAGTACTTGCTACTCTTACACAAGGAGCATTAGTTACTTGGTATGAAGTAGGAAAAATTCTAGCACAAGATAAAGAAATGCAAAAAGAAGTTATAAATGAAGCAAAGAAAAGTAATATCGCTGCCAACAAATAGTAATAAAATTTATCGACAGGTGTTAGCCTTTATGAATTTTATGTTAAACTTAACTCCGCAAGAAAGAGATGTTCTTGCAGAGCTTGTTAGTTTAAATAATGAATACGAAGCTTTACCAGAAGACAAGCGTGCAAAATTTATTTTATCTACTGATGTCAGAAAAGAAATAAGAGAAGATCTAGATATTCCTGAAAAACAATTTAATGTAATTATATCTAAGCTTCGTAAAAAAACTATGTTTGGTAAACCATTAATAAATGAAAACAACGTATTGCATTCTGAGTTACAATTTAAACCTGACAATGATGGTTTTAGAATAGAAGTTAATTTAGTAATGACTACTACGATTAAAAAAGAAGAAGTTAAAAAAGAAGTTAAAGAAGAAAAGCTTCCTCCTAAAGAATATAAACATGATGCAACTAAAGCACCTGTTATAGAAGAAAAAGAATTTGACTTTACTATTGATATACCTGATGAGTAAGCAAAAAGAAATTTTAAAAAAAATTGCAGACACTCACGGCATAAGTGTAGCCCAGGCAGAAGAAATATGGAAACTACTAGGAAATAAAATTGCTGATGTAATAAGTAGCGATCATAAAACAAATGGATTGTTTGATGAAACTAAATTTCCTATTATACATATAGATAGCTTTGGAAAATTTATACCTAATAAAAGAAAAATAAATCATGCAAATTATTGCATAAAAAAGAAAAAAGATGAATCTAACACTTGAAGTAGCATATGATGACAGAGTAAGCCTAGTCACATTTTATACTATTAATGCTTTGGCTAAAGCAGATGACGGAGCTTCTATTATATTTTTAAATGGTAAGGAATTTTATTGTGCCATTCCTTACGATGAAATGTGGAGTAAACTTAAAAAAATAAAAGATGAAAGCGCTATATGAAAATAATTTTTGGGACATACATCCTGAACTAAAAATCATAGAAGAGTTTAGTAAAGTCTACACCGCAGACAAATCAAAACAAAAGTCTAATAGCTCACGTACAATGTGGGCTATTGACTTTGCATACAATCCTGAATCTAGATTTTTTAATTTACCAGACAAACTAGATGTTATAGCTAAAGACTTTTTAAAAGACCCTAAATTTAAATGGGAAAGTTTAGAAAATGTAATTAACATATATAAAAATATAGTGTTATCAGATGCAGAAAGAGCCTTAGTTAATTGGAACGAAATTATGGAAATGAGGGATAGGTCTTTAAAGAAATTATATAAAGAAGCTTTAAACGTACAACATATAGGCGAAGTTGACACAAAGATTTTAAAAGAAATAGATACTATGTTAGCTAATACAGCTAAACTATTTGATGATTATAAAAAGATTAAAAAAGATTACGAAGAAGATAAAATTAAAAAGAAAGGAAAAAGTATTGTATCTTTAACTGAATCAGGAGAAATATAAATGGATAATATTTGGGAAAATAGAGGAAAGATCTTATCGGGAATAAAAAATCTGTTACTTAAAAATGAATTTATTGAACAAATAGCTATAGATAGACAAAAAATTTGTGATGCGTGTAAGCATAGATCTACAGAATGTGCTGCATTAATAACCGAATGCTGTTCAGTATGTGGTTGTTCTTTAAAGTTTAAAACAAGATCTTTAGAATCTTCTTGCCCAATAAATAAATGGCCTAGTATAAATGATAAACAATAAAAATTATAAATTAGATGAAATTCCAAAATTTCATCCTGTACTAGAACATTATGAAAGACTTTCATTTTGGAAAGCAGAAAAGCGTAAATGTATAGAAGGATATTGGCAACAAGGTAAATGGATGCCTGGTCCATTATATTATTATGTAAATTTTCATAACATACAATTTGAAGACGAGTACTCTGTATCACAAGCATTTGGTTTACCGTTCTTACGTGATATAGATTGGGAATTGTTTTTGCTTTACGAAGAGTGTAGAGGATTCTCAGGTTTTGCAAAAGATACGCAATTTACATGTGATCGTAAATACGGACCCGAAAAAGAACTAGCTTTAAAACTTAAACGTATTACTAAAGAAGAAGCTAAACGATTAAAATATATTCCTGCACGAGAGTATTTACGAAAAAATCATGGCAAAAACTTAGGCAAGCCTTTATATAAAAACTCAGCAAAACATTTTATAAGTATACAGTCTAGGGGTGGTGGTAAATCATATGCTACATCAGGTATTGCAGAACATAACTTTTTATTCGACGGAGCTACAGATTATGATGATTATTTGTCTAGAAAGAAGAGTAGAAATTTTTTAGCATCAGATACTATTATAGGAGCAATTGATACAAAATATTCAATACCTCTTATGAAAAAAGTTACTACAGCTTATGAACTTCTTCCTGGAAGTTTTCAATTAGGAGACGAATTTTATCCGTCGCCTTTATCGATATCTTATACAGGTTCTTTTATGGCTAACAGAGAAGCAACTACAAAAACAGGATCTGTAATGCGACATCGTACGTTTAAAGATAATCCGCTAGCAGCTAATGGTACACGTCCTAACTTAGTAGCATTAGATGAGGTTGGTTTCATGTATAATATAAAAGAATCTTGGGGAGCAATTGAAGCAACACAAGCTTCTAAAGCAAAAAAGAATCTTGTTATATGGGCCCTTGGAACAGGAGGACTTGTATCTGGTCGAGCAGCATTATATGCAGAAAGTATATTTAGAAATCCTGACGATTATAATTGCATTACTTTTGACGATAATTTTGAAAACAGAGGCACTATAGGATATTTTGTTCCTTATTCTCTTACGTTAAACGAATTTAAAAAAGGCCCCAATCTTATAACAGACGAAAGTTTATCTAGATTATATATAGAAGACAAAAGAGAGACTGCAAAAAAATCTCCTGATCCCACAGTATATCAAACAGAAATAATTAACGGTCCTATGTTGCCGTCTGAAGCTTTCTTGGTTTTAGAAGGATCATTTTTTCCTACATTGCAATTAAAAGAACAGCTAGCAGAAGTAGAAGGAGGTAAATATGCAAAATTTACAGATGCTAGTTTTAAAGGAATACTAAGTTATGATAAAAATAACGAAGTAGAGTTTACTACTATACAAGATCTTAGGCCAATTAGAAAGTTTCCGTTAAACAAAAACGATGATAAAAGAGGATGTGTGGAAATATGGGTTAAGCCTCAAAAAAACTCTGAAGGCGTAGTTCCTAGAAATGTTTACATAGCTGGAATAGATGTTGTAGATAAAGATAAATCTACTACTGACTCTTTACCTTCTATATTTATAATGAATAGATTAACTAGACAACTAGTAGCAGAATATACAGGAAGATCTAATGAAGCTAAAGATTTTTATGAAATATGTAGAAAACTATTGTTATATTATAATGCAATAGGTATGTATGAAAAAAACCTTATCGGTTTATTTAATTATTTTGATAGAAATAAATGCACATATTTATTAGCAGATACGCCTTATCAACTTAGATCGTCTGATACATATAAGCAATCAGGAAACACTTCTAAAGGTATTAATGCATCAGCAACTGTAAACTCAGAAGGACGTAATATGGTTAAATCTTGGTTACAAGAAACTATATCTATTAAATCAGAGATTAAAGTGTATGAAACGTTATATTCAGCTGCATTAGTTACAGAGCTTGTAATGTGGAATCCACAAGGAAACTTTGATAGAGTATCTGCGTTAATAATGTTAATGTGGTTAGATTCAACTATGTATAAAGAGACTAATAAACGTACAGAAGAAGTTAAAGGATTCTTAGACAATGATTACTTCTCTAATATGGGTGTATTAAAAAAGAAAGTTGTAGGCACTATAGATTCAAATTATTATTCATAGATTTGTGTAAATAAAAAATTATTGTTATTATGAGCAAAACATCTAGTTTAGAAGATCAAGGATTTATTAATTTTCCAAGACAAAAATTATCTGATGCTCAGAAAACAGATGCTTGGTATAAAAGAAATATAGATTACGCAGAAAATTTATTAACATCAGATGTTAATCTAAGAAACAGTTTTAAAAATAAAAGGATTAACTATAATCTAAGAGCTAATGTAATATCTCCTAGAGATTTTGAAAAATTTATTAATCCTGATAATCTAGACTTAGATTCTTTACCAGCTAGCTTCCAACATATAGGAATTGAAAACACAAAAATTAATTTACTTTTAGGAGAATACGCAAAACGTAAAAAAGAATTTAAAGCTTATATCTCATCAGGAGATCAAGAAGGCATATCTAGAAAAGAACAACAATTAATGGACCAAGTCACACAAGAAATGGTTCAAATTATTCAAACAGAATCTATAAGTTCTGAAGAAATACAAAAAAGATTACAAGATCTTGAAAAATATCAAAACTACAATTTTCAAGATATGAGCGAAATAGTTGCTAATAAAATTCTTAAAAAAGAATATAAAGAAGGTAACTTTGATTTTACATTTCTTAGAACATTTGAAGACTTACTTACAGCAGGTGAAGAAATAATGTATTGCGGAGTATTAGGAGGAGAGCCTGTTATGCGACGAGTTAATCCAATGAATATATATACTCTTGGAGGAAGTTCTATGTTTATAGAAGATGCAGATATTATTGTAGAATATGGTTATAAATCTGTAGGAGGAGTTATAGACGATTACTGGGATACTCTTAAACCTAAAGATATAGATTTTTTAGAAAAAGGAACTGTAGATACAAGTATGGACGGTGGAGGCGGAATAGGCCTTAACCGTGATATTTCTATATTTGATTTTTACGGAGAAGCTGGAGCATTAGATATATTTCATCCTAATGAAGCAGGTGTTAGAACATTTGCAGGAGCATTTGATTCTTATGGCAATGTAAGAGTTATGAAAGTATGTTGGAGATCTAGACGTAAAATTGGAGAGCTTACTTATTTTGATGATGAAGGTGTAGAACAAAAAGATTGGGTTCCTGAAGATTATAGGCCAAATAAAGAACTTGGAGAAAAAGTAAAATGGATATGGGTAAATGAGTGGATGGAAGGTACTAAAATTGCTGACCATATTTATACTACTATGCGTCCTGTACCATTTGCTAGTAAATCATTAGTTAATAAATCTAAAGGGACCCCTCCATATATTGGCTCCGTTAATTCTACTAACGATTATAAAGTCCAATCTCTTATGGACATAATGAAGCCTCTTGCATATTCCTATGATATTGCTTACTACAAACGAGAGCTTGAAATAGCCACGTATAAGGGGTCCTTTACTGCTATTAATTCTGCACTTGTTCCATCAGGATGGGATCCAAAAGAATGGATGAGATATGTAACAGTAAATAAATTTGCTTGGTTAGACCCAACTAATGAAATACTTAAAGGTCCTGCACAAGGTAAATCTGCAGGTAATTTTAATCAACTTACTGCACAACAAGTAAATATAGGAGATCCTAATGCAATTGGTATGTATACTAATTTACTCGTAGATATAGAAAACACATTAGGTAAAATAGCAGGTGTTTCTGGAGCACGAGAAGGACAAATACAAAATAGAGAAGCAGTTAATAATGTAGAACGTGAAGTAGCTCAAACATCTCATATTACAGAAAAATGGTTTGCTATAGATCAAAATTTTAGAAAAAGAGTTCTTACTAAATTTTTAGAATGTTGTAAATATGCATATAAAGCAAACCCTCAAAAAGGTCAATTTTTACTTGACGATCTCAGTCAACAATTTATTACTCATTTCGATGAATTTGCTTCAACAGAATATGATTTGCATTTATCTAATTCTACAAGTGATACACAATTGTACAATGATATTAAAGCGCTTTCACAAGCAGCTATACAAAATGGCCAAGCAACTATTTCAGATTTAGTAGCTATATCACAATCTGATTCTGTACAAGACATTGCTAAAAAGCTTGAAAACTCTGCTCAAAGAATTAAAGACGAAAATAATAAAATGCAAGAACAGCAGATGCAGCAACAACAGCAAATGCAACAAGCTCAAATGCAAGCTGATAAAGAAGCTCAAGAAATTGATCTTAAAAAACATGACGATGATATAGCTGTTAAAAGAGAAAAAATTAAAGCTGATTTAGAAATAGCAGCTATGAAAGAAATAAATAATAATTATCGTACTGAATCTGGTTTATTAGATTCTGATCGTAATGGTATTGCAGATGAATTAGATCTTAGAAGAACAGAAGTAGAAGAAGAAAAGAATATTCAAAAAGCAGAACTAGATCAGGCTAAACTTCAAGAACAAATACGTTCTAATCAGGCTAAAGAAGATATTGCTAGAGAAAAAATGGGTCTTGAAAAAGAAAGAACTCAAGCAATTAAAAACAAATAAAGCTATAGCATTATAGAACATAGTTATAAATAGATTTAAGTTTATTTATAAAAATAATTTTAATATTGTAACCAAATAAAGACAGCAAACAATGAATGAAGAAAAAGAAGATTTATTTGAAGGACTTCAAATAATGTCCCCAGAAGAATTAAACGCAGTCGTGGAGTCTGAAGAAAATTCTGAAGAAGAAAAAAAAGAAACAACATCTGATAATGAATCAGAAGAATTGTTTAAACCTGTAGAATCTGAAAAAGGTGAAGGTGCTTATGAAAACACTAAAAATCAGACAGATTCTAAAACAGCTACCTCAAACGAGAGGAGTGAAGAAATTTATAAAGGCTTAATTAAAGAATTAGTAGAATCTAATATTATTACTGCTGCAGAAGCAGATAAGTTAGATGAATTAGAAGGTTCATTAGATACTATTAAAGAACTAATGAATAAAACAGTTCAAACTAATTTTAAGGCTGCAGAAGAGCAATGGAAAGCTAACATGCCAGCTGCTAAAAAAAGATTTTTAGAAATTGAAGATGCATTTGATGAAACTGATCAAGCTATTATGATGGCACAACGATTAGAATTTTTTGATCAAGTAGATGAAGAAACTATTAAATCAGATGAAAACCTTCAAAAAGAGATTTATTACGATTTACTAAAATCTAAAAATTTTTCAGATGAACAAGCAGTAGAAGCAATACAAGATGCTATAGAAGTTAAAAAACTTGAAAGCAAAGCTTTAAAAGCTATTCCTGAATTAAGAAACCAAGCTAATGCTGTAGTTACTCAAGCAAAAGAATATAAAGCTGAAAAAACAAAACAAGAAATTGCAAAGCAAAATAAAGCTTTTGAAAGTTTAATTTCTAATATAGACAACAGATCTTCTTTTGTAGATGGTATAAATCTTAATAAGATTAGCAAAGAAAAAATTAAGCAAAACATTTTAAATCCTGTTTATAAAGATAAAAAAACAGGTACAGAATATAATAGTTTAATGTATAAACAAACTAGAAATCCTGTAGAGTTTGAAATGTTAATTAATTATTATGATACATTAGGATTGTTTAATTTAGACAAAGAAGGAAAGTTTAAACCAGATATTTCTAAATTAAAACAAGTTGCAAAAACAAAAGCAATTAATGATCTAGATAAAATTATTGCAAAAGAAGATAGAAACGTAGGTAGAAATACTTCAGTAGAAACTTCTGAAAAGACTGGAAACATATTAGATATGTTAGAACGGTCAATGAAAAAGTAAAAAAGTTATATAAATATATTCGTTAAACAAATAATACAAATCAAAAAATGGCACAATTACTTCCATTACAAAAGTATGAAGCGAAGGATTATAATGGTTTAGTCACTGACAACCATTTCCATGCTTTGTACCAACAAAAGCCTCAATTGATTAGTAACGTAATTCGTGAGATTTACAAAACTAATCTACAAGGTAAACTTCGTGAATTCGTAGATCGTTTCCCAACTAAAGAAGTGGAACAAGAAAACGGATTTTACAATTGGATGTTGCAAGGGCAACACGATAAAAATCTTCCACTAGTTGATGCAGAAACTATAGGCGGAGAATCTATTTCTGCAGGAAATTTTCCAGCAAATGTAGGTGCTAACGGTGAGCGTTTCTACTTAATCTTTGACGAAGCTCTATTTGAAGAAACTAACGTTCTTCGTGGAGAAGTTGATGATTATCATCTATTAGTTAAAAAAGCGATGGACGCAGGTTCACGTTTCAAGTTTGAAGTTGAATTAGTAACAGACAGCTCTACTAAATCTGTTCCTTCTGAGGAATTAGCAATTGGTACACGTTGGTCTAAGTTTTACTCACTTTCTCCTTCAACTCTTTCTTACCAAGGTTCTAAACCTTACTTCACATCTCCTTGGAGAATGGAAAACCGTCCGTCTACGTTACGTATGGAATATGAAGTAGCTGGTAACACAATCAACAAAGGTAAAAACGAACCACTTGAGTTTGGATTTAACTACAAAGGTCAAACAGAATCAATCTGGATTAACTATCAAGATATGGTTGCTCATCACCAATGTGAAGAGATGTTTGCTCGTATGTTGATGTATGGTAAGAAAAACTGGACAGCTGATCACAAGTACTTGAACAAAGATGACAAAACTAAATATGCAGTTGAGTCAGGTGCAGGTTTCTTTGATCAAATCGCTCCTTCTAACGTACATTACTACAACACTTACGATCTTGATTGGCATTTAGAATTGCTTCTTGATATGGGAGTTGGTAAAATCGAAAGAGGTAAAAGAACTATTCACTTACTTACAGGTGAATTTGGTGCAATTGAAATCTCTAAGCAGATTCAAGAAAAAAGAGGCCAATTAAACGTAACTGTTATTCAGGATCGTTTTATTGATTCAAACTCTAAACCAGGTAACATTGGTGGTAATAACACTAAAGCTACACAAAAGCCACAATACAACATTTATGAGTGGTATAACGGAGTTACTATTATGGTTGAAATCCTTGATTTCTTCGATGATGATGTATACTTCCCACAACGTCACCCAGATGGAAAAGGTATCGTAGAATCTCACAGAATTCTTGCGCTTGATTATGGTGATACTGCAGGTATCTACCGAGTTAAGCCAAAAGGAGTTCCAGATTATAACTGGGCATATATCCCAGGTATGAGAGATCCTTTCTCAGCAGGTGGTAAAGGTAGTCCTAAAATGGTTGCTTCACGAGTAGACGGTTATGAAGTTCACTTCCAAAAATGGGGAGGAATGATGATCGAAGATCCTACAAAAGTAGTTGACCTAAGATTACTAGTAGAACGATAGAATTTTTTCTAGTTCATAAGAAGATAAAGCTCCCTAGAGTTGATAGCCTAGGGGGCTTTTATTAAGGAGAATTTAAAAGACAGCAAAAATTAATAAAATGGCAAAAACAGCAGAAAAAGAAAAAGTAGTATACGGTACTTTTTTGCAAGACAGAGTGGTTTCAATTAAACCAGTAGAGTCTTCAGGAAAATGGAGTAACTTATTAGTAAAAGGACAAGATAAACAAAGAGATCCTTTTTTATATAATAAAGTTAAACGTAGTTACCAAGTACCTCTAAATAGCCAAATAAGAGGAGGCGGAGTTAAAATGATTTTAGACGATCAACACAGAGTTAAGATCGAAAAATATAAAGAAAGTTATCCAAACGGGATGACACAAAAAGAGTTCTTTGAAACAGAGTTAGGGGCAAATTTAAATACTACCCTAAAAACATCTGAAAACTTTTGGAGATCAGATAGACGAGGAAGAGTTATTCTTACAAAAGAAGGAACTACTCTACATCTAAATAGATCTTTAGATATGTTGAAGTATTTAATTTTACTTTCTAATAAGACATTAATATCACCGTCTTATGATGAAAGAGTTTTAAAAGCAACATATGAATTTATGGTTGTAGATGAAGATAAAGTAACTGTTAAGAAGTTAGCAGAAGCAACTGTTAAAGCAGATGCATTTGTTAAGTTTGCTGAAATTACAAACAGCAAATCTTCTATTACAGGATTTATTAAATCATTAGGCCGTACAATTCCAGCAACTGCGTCATTAGATTGGCTAAAAAGTGAAGTATTAAATGTAGTTGAAAAAGACCCTAAATACTTTTTAGAAATAGTTAATCACCCTCAGTATAAAGATCGTATCTTTGTACAGGAAGCAACTGAAGCAGGAGCTATAATTAGAAAAGCAAATAAGCGTTATACTCTAGATAACGGATCAGAGTTAGGAGATTTAACAGATACAATAATGTTTTTAAATAATCCTGACAACCAAGAAGTTAAGATGAGAGTAAAAGCTAAAATAGATTTAAAAAAACGTAAATAATGACTGCAAACGAAATGGCTGACATGTTAGAGGAGAAGCTAGACAGAGCTGATAGCTTTGGTTCTCCTGGATACGAAGATTTCGATCTTACATCTGTATTAACAGAAGCGCAGGATTTGTATGTTAAAAAGTTTTTTGATGAAATGAATAATCGAAAGCAGAAAGGCTTCGAGGAAACAGAAATAAGAAACCAGGGGTTATCAGCTCTCGTTAAAGATGGCGATAACCTCACGGCTTCGGCCGATCAAACAGGTACAATTGTAAACAATAATGTTACAGGAACATTTTACGATTTACCTAATGATCATATGTATACTATTTATGAAGAGTGTACAATTGATAAAAAAGAATGTGATACTGGAGCATTTATAATTGGATGGGTAGATGTAATAGCCCACAATGAAATGCAAAGGTATAACTGGAGTAAATATAAAAGACCATTCTACAGAGTCGACGGAAACTGTAGAGTTTGGCGTTCAGAGTTTAGCAGAGAAACTTCAGCGTTTAATCCTGCAGACACTGAAACAAAAAAACGGCATGAATTATTTACTGATGGGACTTTTAATGTAACTAACTATCATATTAGATATATTAAAAATCCAAAAGAAATAAAGGTAGATAGAGCTGATTCTACCGCTCAAAGAAATTGCGAACTCGATACTAGCACTCATGTAGTAATAGTAGGAATAGCAACAGATTTGATGTTACAACGTGTAAAAGAACAGAAAGTTCAAACAATTGAGAACTTTCGAGACTTAGAATAAATAAATAAAGTATAAATTTTTAAAACAATTAAAAAATGTTAAGAACCGCAGACAATGTATTTAGTGTCATATTAGACGCTGAAAGTGCCCTAGCAAGTGGATTACCTGGAGCAGGTACAGTGGTAACAGATGCTAACCTTGCAAAAGGAGCAATTTGTGTAGTCAATGCAGGAATGGAAAGACTAAACAAAACTGAATACGATAAAGTAGATCGTTACAAAATCGTACAAGGAAAAGGAGTAGGAAAACCATTAATGATGTCTCCTATGATTACTAAAGCAACAGCTACTGTTTCTACAAGTAAGCACAGATTACCTTTGCAACAAGTATCTATTGTAGGATTTAATGGGTCAACAGGCTCTCTTCCTGCAGCAAATGAAACAGATTTCTACATTAAAATTCGTAAAAATGATAATGATGCAGCTAACCGTTCACAACCAATGAGTCTTTTTGCAGGACCTGTAAGAACAGATGCTACTGCTTCTCAAGAAGAATTAGCTTTTGCTCTTGTTAAAAACGGACAAACTAATTTTGCAAAAGAACCAGCTAACAATTATTTAGCTTTTGATATCATATCTGATGGTACAACAGCAGCAATATCTGGGTCACCTACATTAGCAGCTACTAAAGGATCTGTAAGTTTAACTTATAATGGAAACCACAGTTTAGCAGGAGGTGATTTAGTATTTATTGCAGGAGCTACTTATAAAGTAGAATCTGCACCTACAGCTACTACAGTTACATTAACAACTCCTTTTGAAGGAGAAACAGTAACAGCTTTAGCATCAGGTACTACTTATGCAACTACACACGGTAAACTTACTGCCGCAGTAAACTTTGGTGTTAGATTAACAGGTGTTCAAGCTGACTTTGATGTTAACGCAATGCGTGATTATTATGTAAACAGATTTACTGTTACTTTCTCTGATGCATCTACTTTAGTTACTACAACAGGAGCTCGAACAGGATCTGGTGTATGGCAACAAGTTGCTATGGACGAGTACATGAATTACGGATACGAAGGAATGGACGGAATGTTAGGTGTTCCACCACGAATGAGAGATCAAGAAGTTGTTGAAGGACAGAAGTACGGATGTATGGAAATCTCTTGGACAGAATCTATTCAAGGACTTGTTTCTTTGCAAGGAGGTAAAGGATCAGTACTAGTTTATTGTGCTCTAGACAAAGATGGTGATTTCCCAACTGGAGCTGATAAAACAACAGGCGAAGAGCTAGTTGTTACAACATTCGATAACGCTAAAGGCGATTTCGAACTATAGAAGAGTAAATTCTCCACCCACAGTAGTCCCGCCATAAATTTTGCTGTCTATGGCGGGCTACTATATTTTTTAATTTGATTTTTTTAAAAGTGTTATGGCCCTAAAACCTAAAATTTCAGTATCGTTAAATAATAAGTGTAATAAGATTACAATTGTAGAAGAAACTGGACCCTTTGTGATTACATCTAATGAGGGAGGATGGGGATTCCCAAACGGAGACACTGCAGGAATTGCAAATGCAGATGTTCAATTTTTTAATTCAAATCAGACTCCTGCTGTATTAGCGTCAGGAACAGGTACTATATCAGGTACTACGTTTACTGATACTACACACATATCAGGAACTTTTGCTATAGGCCAAACTCTCACGGGCGCGGGCGTAGCCGCAGGTACAACAATTACAGCATTAATTACAGGAACAGGAGCAAATAACGGAGGAACTTACGAAGTAAGTATTCCGCAAACAGTTGCTTCTACTACAATTAGCGGTAATTTAATTACACAAAATTACATTTTAAAAGATTCATCAGTAGATGTTTATGCAGGAGTTTCAGGAGCACCAACTCCAGGAAGATTTACTGCATTATCAGAAGTTCCTTGGTCAGGTACAGATGGTATATTTCAAATAGTATATACAATCAAAAACAACAAAGGGCAAACATTTACTAATGATACTCAATATCAATTATTCTTATGTAATTTATGTAATTGTAAAAATGCATTAGTTACTATGTTAATTGATGCATGTGATGTTAAAACTGTCAAAAAACTAAAAACAGAAGTAGATCAAATGGAGATCTATATCTATGGAATTGAAACAGCATTTGCTTGTGGAGATTTTGATACTGCAGAAGCTATTCTTACTGCAGCAACAACATATTGTAATACTATAAAAGGTTGTGCAAGCAACTGTTAACTTTAAAAACTAAATAAAAATGGGTTGTAAAAATTGTAGCGACGTAACAGTACTAACAGGAGAGCCTGGAAATGGAGTTCAAACTGTTGTAGATAATGGAGATGGTACATTTACTTTTTTCTTTACAGATGGTAGTACGTTTACAACTCCTGATTTTAATGGAAGTGGAGGCACACCAGGTGCACCAGGAGCTGCTGCAACTATTAGTTTAGATAGTCCTCCTGCTCTTATAGGAGCACCTGGTACAGCACCTACTGTAACAAATACAGGTTCTTCTTCAGCAGCAGTTTTTCAATTTACTTTTCCAATTGGAATAGGACATGATAACACTTTATTTGTAGATCTTAACTTTGGAGAAACTGCAGGTGTACGTGAAAGAATAGATAAACCTTGGAATACAATTAATGCAGCAATTGCAGCAGCTGTAGCAGGAGACACTGTGCATATTAGAACAGGTTCTTATACAGAAAATATTACTTTAAAAGACGACGTTAATATTTATTGCGAAGAAGGTGTAATTATAAATGGTAAAATAACTGACGGAGGTAACCCAGTAGTTTCTGTAGTATCAGGTAACGGAATATTACAAGATACCGCTAGTAGTGATCAGTGTATAGAAATAACAGGAAATGGTTCTGATGTAAAAATAAGATTAGAAAGAATTACTAATACAGGTTCTGGAATTATGCAAAGAGCTGATACAAGTCATTCTAGTAAATTAATAGTAGAAACAGAAATTCTTTCAGGAAATATTGTTAATTACTTTGTAACAGTAGGAGGTAATGTAGATTGTACAGTTATAATTAATCAATATGCAGAAACTGGTGCATCTACAGGAGGAAACCCTTTTTATGGAGTAGATGCTAGAGCTAGCCAAGGCGCTCCAGATGGATTTTCTGGAACATTAAATTTTTCATGCCCTAAAATGACTATAGGTAACGGAACTGATCCTGTTGCAGGAATTGCTTTATTTATAGAAGCTTCTACTACAAATACAGCTAGAGTTTTTTTTAATGTAGATCAAATAATTAATAATTACGATCAACCAACTTATGATTCTGTTATTGGTTCTCAAAATAATGTTGTAGGAACATTAAATTTAAATGGAAACGGAAAATATTTAATTAATGTAAAAGATTGCTATTCTAAAAGTAGAGTAGGATTAATGGTTGGAGCAGGAGATGCTATAGGAGGAAACGGACAATCAGGAACCCCTTCAACTGGAATAACTATTTTTGAAGGAATGATTTTTTCATTAAAATCAGCAGCTTTAAGAATGTGCAATCTTAATGACCCTCAAAGTAAAGGAAGAGTTATTATTAAAAATTCTTCTTTATCTAGAGGAATAGATCCTGACGCGACAATTGCTTTGCCCGATAGAGATTCTGTAGTAATATTTGGGGACTCTGGACTTGGTACTCAACCATTAGGCGGTAGTTCAACTGCTTTTAGTTATATGTATGCAGAATTTATAAATACTCAAATTGTTAAAATTACAGATAATCCTACGAATGTACCTGCAAATGCTCTTGACCCTGCAAATGCTACAACTGGTCCTCAAGGTATAATATGTATACAAAACGTAAATACATCTATTAGTGGTATAGGAAGTAGCATTTCAAATGTTATTAATTTTAATGGATGTAATATAATTTCAGGAGGAATTAATTCTATTGGAAATAATAACACAATCGCAGTAGTTGGATATTTACAAGAAAATGTTTTAGTTCCAATAGAAAATACATCTGCTGTGCCTCCAATTTATGATACTAGCGTTTATTTTAACAATACTGTTTCTAATGTACCATTATTGGCAACAGGTAATGCAGGAGCAATTCATGAAAGAAATGAAGCAGGAGGTTTTGTAGAAGAAAACGGTTATATTAAAACACTTAATTATTTACACATAGAATAATGGCAACTATATCAGGAACTTGGACATATGATACAGGAATAGACGTTCCCTGGAAAGATAATGTTTTTTCTATTTTTGATATAGATACTCTTAATTTAGAAGTTAATCAAAGTATAACATCTATTACTTATGCTAATCCTCCTACAGATGGAGGGTCATCAGGTTTTAGAATATTAGCATTAGTTTATAAAAATCTCACAGGTTTTCCTGCAGATGTTTTATTTAATCCTGCACCAGGTTATAGTTTAGCAGGTATTTTAATAAGAGATGCTGATAACAATATATTAATACCTGAAAATGCTTTAGGTAATAATGGAGATATTACATTTAATGACCCTACATTAACAGCAGATGAAAAAAATAAAAAGTGTTTTGATAAATTAGTTTGGGATAAACAATGTATCTTTGGAAAAGATGTTTTAAATTTTGTAAATGAAATATCTTTTGGGTATATTAAACCAGGAGCTTTAGACTGTTTAAAGAATAAAAAACGAGCATTAGAAATACTTAATGGTTATGATACAAGAGATATCGAAAACGATACAACTGATTATAACGATATAACTTATACAACTATTAAAAAATTATTAGAATTATGATTAATATTTTAAGAAAATTTAGAAAAAATGCTGCTACTCAAAATAATCAAGGAGCAGAAATATTCTTAGATCAAGAAACAGAAGAAGTTTGTTATTTAGATAGAAACAGAAAAACACGTCGTTTTTTAACAGATGACGATCCTAGAAAAGTAGGTTTAGAATTAGGTACAGATGCTTCTAGTGCTTTAGAAAAATTAGATTTTACATATGAATTAGCAAATGTAGAATATGATGTATATAGATTTAGAAGTTGGGTTCCTCTAGGAAATCCTCCTAATGAGCCTATAAGTACTTTTTATGTAGCATCTTTAGGAATTATTTATGTTTCTGATGGGGACATGTATACAATTAAAAATAGTACTAATGTAGAAGCTAACAACACTGGAGATCCTCTTAACGGTTATTTTAATAACCCAGCAACTCAAGGAGCAAATGTTTCAGGTACAGGTAATGTAACAAGAAATATTAATGGTATAATGGGAGTATTACAAGATAATCAAGGAATTGGTTTGCCTCAAGAATATAACGGAATGTACGTAATAGCTGCTGATACTGTAGGAGCTTTTGATTGCGATGTTTATGTAGATATTGAATTTATTGTTAATAAAGGAGTAGAAGTAGAATTTACAATAGCTTAAAAAAATAAAAAAATGCCAGAAGAAAATAACGTTGTAGAAACAAATTCTGTAAAATTATTTACAGTAGTAGATGAAAAAAATGCACAAATAAAACCTTTAGAAGGAACTTATGAAGTTTATTATAAATATTCTGATAATCCAGAAGCAGTTAGAGTATTAGAAGGTGATGTTAAAAGAGGACAAGGAATGTCTTCTACAGGAGTAACACAATTTCCTGCTGCTGAAAAAGAAAGAGAGTTAGAATTTTCTGAAATTAAAGTTACTCCCAAAGAAGGATGGGATGCTTATGCAGCTGGTTCAAAAGTAGATCAAAAAAGAATTCCAGAAACTCAAAGAGAAGCTGTAATGCTAGAATCGCTTATTAAAAGAAAAGCTACTAAAAGAGAAATGATAGAAAGCATAGATGCTACCGCTAGAGTAAAACAACAACATCTTCAAGAAAAATATGGAGGAGAAATTCCTGCACCAAAATTCAGAGTTTGGCCAGAAGATCAAAAACCTGTAAAAGAAATTGAGCATATTTTACCAAATGGACAATATTTAGGAGTAATACAAGTTGATGAAAATACTTTTAAAATAGAAGCAAAAGTAACTCAAGATCAAAACAATGTTGCACAACTAATTATTCCAATTCCTGATTCTGCAGGTAAAAAAGACGATATATCAGGTTTATTTCCTGGAAATGCATTTTTAATTTGTTATAATGATAAGAAAAATAACTTTGAACTTTCTAATGAGAAAAAAGATAAAGTACTAACAAGCGCAGTTTGGAAAGATAATACACAATTAATTTATACAGGTCTTTCTGGTATTTACATGGAAAAAGAAGTTACTTTTACTCTAGGTATTGATTTTCAAGGAGTTCGATTTGACATGATGGATCAAGTAGTTATGCCTAGTGGGTCAAAAGATTCTTCTTTATTATCAGAACAGTCAGCTATAGCTCAAGCAGGAGCAATACTAAACATTAAAAAAACAAACTAAAATGGGATTAGAAGTAAAAACAAAAGCTATAACTTTTCAGCCTACTTTAAAAAGAAGCCAAACTGATGAAATAATTGAATCAGGAGCATATTCTGTTTCTATTGCAAATGTTTCTTCTGCTAAAGTTTCTAAAATTACAGGAGCTGATGGAGTTGAAGCAGATTTAAAACCAGGAGAAGTAATAAATTTTTCTGCATCAGAATCTAACGGAACTATCGGAAGAATATCTGTAGATAATACTACTGATAGTAGCGAAACTTTAATTATTGTTCTTAGAAAATAATTTTAATTATGCCTGCTAAAATAGAAAGGAATCTTCCTAATAATGCTTATGAAGCCGCAATTAATGCTGAAAATCCATCAGCTGCAAATCCTTTTGCAACTATTTTAGATACTAATGTTGGAAACGGAAATCAATTAATATCTGGAGGCGCATCTTATTCAGGTACTGGTTTAGATTTTAATGTAACTGCTTTAGAATATAGGATTGATGGAGTATTTTATAATTCAGCACCTACAACAGTAACATTAAATTCAGGCGATCCTAGTAATGGAAGATTTGATGCAATTGTTGCAGACGAAAATCTTGTAGTATCTGTAATTACAGGAACACCTTCCGCATCTCCAGCAACACCAGCAATTGGAGCAGAGCAAATTTTAGTTCAATATGTTTTAGTTGGGGCTAATGCAACTACACCAAATGTTACTACTTCAAATGTATACTTAGAATCAAATAATGGCTGGATTTCAAAAGGTATAATGCCTGCATCAACCAATACAACTGCTGATTTTGCTTCATCTTTACCAAATCCTTTTCAAGGAGGTGAGTGTGCAAATATTAATTTTGGAAAATACAGCAGCAATAGAGGTATTTTCTTTTCTACAGGAACTCCTATAAATAGAGCTGATTATGTTGTTTTAAGTGTTAGAGTTTATTTAACAGAAGACTTAACTGCATTACCTAGTTTTTCGGGTACAAGAAGACTTATTGTTAGAGTATATGGAGATAATACTGGAATAGCTACTCCAGGAAATCAGGTAGGTTTTGCTTATTTTGACGAACATGGTCTTGATCCAACTTTATTAAATACATGGCAATTAGTAACTATACCTGTCTCACAATTTATATCTAATCCTGCAACAGTGACTACAATGGGTATGTTAGTTATTGGGTTAACTTTAAATGCAACTGGGTTTCCAACTACTAATTTGGCTTTAGATGATATAAAATTTCAAACAGGTTTTGGCCCATCAACCAATTTATCAACAATTGATGTATTAGATCAAGGTACTGTTGTTGGTGATACAGCTAAACTTAATTTTTTACCAATAGCAGGAACAAAAAATCAAATTGAAGAAGATGTTCCAAATAATAAAGTTGATTTAAAAATAAATCAACCAGGAGTAATTGCTGTAGATTCAGCTGGTGCTGCATTAGATATAAATGTTCGTAATGCTTCAACTATAATATTAAATGGCCAAGCGGTTGATTTTACTATTAATACTCCTACAGGAACTCCAACAGATGGTCAAAAACTTTTATTTAGAATAAAAGACAATGGAACATCGAGAAATATTACTTGGGGTGCAATATTTGAACCTATAGGCATAACTTTACCAACAACAACAACTGCTAGTAAACTTTTATATGTTGGTTGTATTTACAATGCTGACTCAGGTAAGTGGGATGTAATAGCAGTAACAGAAGAAGCGTAATATGATAATTATTTCAAAAATAGAATTAGAGGGTACAGATAATTTAAAGTATACTGATATAGGATACACAGAAGATCCTGCTGTAGCTATTCAGATTAATGAAGATTATGATTCTACTCTTGGTAAATTCTTAGGAGAAAACAGAACTAAATTAGCAATAGGAGAAGCTAGCGTAAGTACATTTTTTGCTACAACTGATTCAGTAAATGAAGCTAGAACAGAAGTAGATACTATAGAAGGCTTAGATATTCCATTAATAACTAATGTAAATGAGTTATAATGGCAACACCTACAAAAGGAAACACTACTAATGCTAACCCAACTCCTGGGTCTAATTCTCATTCTATAAATCATAATCAAAATGCTGGTACTAATAAATTATTAGTTGTATTTGTTACCATGTCTAATGCTAATAATAGAACATTTACAGGTGCAACTTACAATGGTATACAAATGACACAGCTTTACCAAATTAACAGAAGCGGTCTTAGCCAAAGAATGGTTTGTTATCATTTAGAAAGTCCTGCTGATGGTAATAATACATTAAAAATTAATTTTAATGGTAATCAATTTAATCCTATTAGCATACATATTAGAAGTTTTACAGGTTCTGGAGGTGTTGGTACACATGCTCTTGTAGGAGCACAATCTACACCTAATACTAAAAATTTAACTGTAGAAGAAGATTCTTTAATTATGACAACTTCATGCTCAGTAAATCAAATATTAACTCAACAAATACCAACTGGGACTAATAGAACTTTTACTACACACAATACTAATAGACAAGTAGCAACAGGTGCAATATCTGCAAACGCAGGACACAGTGCAGGCACTATAGACTTAAAAGCTACTTCAACATTTGGAACTTTAACTTTTGATAGAGTAGAAATAAAAGGTCTTTCTGCAGCTTCTTCAACTCAAGGTAACTTTTTTAAAATGTTCTAAATATGGCAACAAGAATTAGTTTTGATAAAAATTTAGGGAATTTTGGAAAAACAACTAATATAAAAATTCCTTCAGAAAATTTACTTCTTGATTTGTACCCTAATGCAGCTTTAGCTTATTCATTAAGAAAATTATCATCTTTATTTAGTGGTAATCCTATTAGAGTTAGACGTTCAAATGATAATGCAGAACAAGATATACCTTTTAATAATGAAGATTTAGATACAGCAAATTTACTTGCTTTTGTTGGGTCTAATGATGGTTATATAACTACATGGTATGATCAAAGTGGAAACGGTAATAATGCTGCCGTAACTAGTGCAGTGTGGCAAGCTAAAATTGTTTCATCAGGAGTTGTTGAGACTGATGATGTAAATGGCAAACCTACATCTGTTTGGGCAAGTAATAAATACGATTTTACAAATGTATTAACAACTTTAGAATATTATTTAGCAGCTAAATTTAGAAGAGTAGATAGAAATACTAATTATATAACTACAATAGCAAGTTCTCAAACTTCTCCTCGTATATTAAGTTGGGCAACTAATGGATCAGGAAATCAATATGTTACTAATGTAGGACCACAACAAGCTTTTGGAACTTCTACAACTCAAGGAACTTTTATTATAGAAACATATCGTAAAGATAATGGAGACATGTATCTTTTTAGAAATAATGTTCAACAAGGAGTAATTTTAAATACAACAACTGTTGGAGCTAATTTAAATAGATTTGGAACAAGAGGAGCTACAAGAACTACAGGAGAATATCAAGAACTCATATACTGGCCTAATAATATGTTTATTAATAGAGAAGATATATATACTAATATAGACACATATTATCAATAATTATGGAAATTTTAGGATATAAATATAATACAGAAGAAGAAGCAATAACAGCACGAAAAGAATGTGCAGATTATTATGGTCTTCCTGTTACACCTAATGATATTACTAAATATTGGGTAGATTATTATGAAGCAATAAATAATACTCCTATTTTTTGGTATATTGAATTTTATGAAAGTATACGAACAATACTTGGAGAACCTACGACATTTAATGTAGAGGGAGAACCTCTCTTAAAATAATCTAAGTATAAATACTTAAATAAAAAAAATAATTAATATCTTTACAAAAAAAGTAAAGAAAATGACAGGGTTTCAGATTGGCTTTGATGCGTTAATATCATTAATCTCAGCAGTAGCAGGAGCTTTGACAGTTTGGTATACTTTAAAAGGTAAAGTAGAAATACAGCAAGTTGTTTTAGATAATCTTATTTCCGACGTGGCAGAAATAAAAACACATAAAAAAGAAGGACATACTCAACTGCATAAACGTATAGACGACCTTAAAGGTCAGGTTGAACGAAATCGAGAAAAGAACGACGAATCTCTAGGAGAATTAAAAAAAGAGATGGGAGCGATGGAATTAAGAATTATTCAAGCAATTCATGCGCTTAAAAAATAGTTGGTTATTAATAGTCTTGTTGCTCATAATCTCATGCACCCCGCAAAGAAGATTCACTAGACTTATAGATAAATTTCCACATTTACTTACTACAGACACATTAACTGTGCACGATACTATTAAAGTAGAAGTGCCTAAAGTAATACATGATACAATTATTAATCAACATTTTTTTACACAAATAACTAGAGATACTTTAGTTTTACAAAAAGAAAGACTTACTGTAAAAATATTCCATGACACAATAAAAAAGAATGTATACATTAAAGGAGAATGCGATACTATTACAGTAGAAAAAATAGTAGAAAGAAAAATACCAATTAAATATTATGAAAAAACTCCTACTTGGAAAAAAATAATAAATTGGAGTATGTTAGTTGTAATTATTCTTGCTATATTATATGGCCTATTTAGGCTGCTAAATTTTTTAAAAAAAAAGATATGAAAAAGTTTTTAAAAGAATTATTAAGTGATGAAACAGGAGTTTATTCTTCTAAACGATTAGGCGGTTTACTTTGCGTATTAGCACTAGTTGTTTCACTAATAGCAAACACATTTACTCATGGTGATATTAGACCAGCTGAGTATCTAGTAGATGCAGTAGCATTATTTGCATTTGGATCACTAGGATTAACTTCTATTGATAAATTAACACGAATTAGAAAGAAAAAATAAAATGGGATAACTCCGCTACTTTTATTCTTATACTTTGCAGCTTTTTTTGTAATGCCTGCTATAATTAGAACGCTATGGAAAAAATTATAACTTGTCCTCATTGTAAAACAGATTTTGATTTATCTATTACAGAACGTACAGAAGGATCTAAATATCTTTGGATATTAGATAATGGTCACGGAGGCATGATAAGTGGAGTATATCAAACACCTGGTAAAAGATCTCCAGTATGGCCAGATGGTACTCAGCTATTTGAAGGTGAGTTTAATCGTGCTATTGTAGATAGATTAGTTAAAAAATGTGAAGCTAATAATATCGATTTTGTTAATCTTGTAGCTACTCCTAAAGATGTAAGTTTAAAAGAAAGAGTAGACACAGCTAATAGATTAGCAAAGTCTTCACAAAAACCATGTATATATGTAAGCATACACGCAAATGGATTCACTGATGAGTCTGCAGACGGATGGTGTGTATATACTTCTGTAGGAGATACTAAATCTGATCATATAGCAACAGTATTATATGAAAAAGCTGATGCTGAGTTTCCTGAAAGAAGAATGAGGCCTGACAAATATAGAGATGGAGATGCAGATCAAGAATCTAATTTTTATGTTCTTGCTAACACTACAATGCCTGCCATACTATCTGAAAACTTCTTTATGACAAACTATAAAGAGTGCCACGAAATACTTATGAGTGAGTCAGGCAGAGATAGAGTTGCTAAAATACATTTTCAAATGATACAACAGATAGAAAATGGCTAGACTAGTAGAAAACGAAAAGAAGCAATCTAGAATTAAAAGACCATTAGTTCACGCTAAATCAAAGACTTCTAATTTAAAAACATCTAAGAAC